CTCATTTTTGTTTAATGAATCATTGATCACTCGGGCTAGAAACTATCTTGTGGATGAATTTATTCATCGTTCTGATTGTACACATCTTCTATTTTTGGATTCCGATATTAGTTTTGAACCCAACGATGTAATTGCACTTCTGGCTCTAGATAAGGACGTGATTGGTGGTCCATATCCTAAGAAGGCAATTAAGTGGAAGTCAGTAAAGACTGCTGTTGTTAAGAATAAAGATATTGAAGATGGTGTTTTAGAGAAGGTTGCTGGTGATTTTGTTTTCAACCCAGTAAAAGGTACCGCACAGTTCTCTGTTTCTGATCCCCTGCCTGTGTTGGAGATTGGTACTGGATTCATGTTGGTTAAAAGGGAAGTCTTCACCAAGATGGAAGAATCATATCCCATGATTCGGTATAAGCCAGACCATGTAGGACAGGCACATTTCGACGGATCGCGATACATTCATGCGTTCTTTGATACTGTCATTGATACCAAGGACAGTATTACTGGTGGTGGTTCTGATCGATACCTTTCCGAAGATTATATGTTCTGTCAGATGTGGCGAAAAATCGGCGGTGAAATCTGGTTGTGTCCTTGGATGAGAACCGCACACATCGGAACTTATCATTTCCAGGGTGACATGCCTGCTGTTGCAAATTTTGTTGGAGAAATGTAATGTTGGTGAATAATCAGATTACTGACTCTGTAACTATTGGCAGAAAATTTGATGGTGGCAAGCCAATGTATGGCTTGCTTCCACCTCTTGCATTAAGAGCGACAGTTGACGTTCTTACTTTTGGTGCTCAGAAGTATGAAATTGACAATTGGAAATATGTGGATGATTCTAAACGCAGATATTTTGATGCGGCACAGAGGCACCTGTGGTCTTGGAAAGAAGGTGAACAAGAAGATCCAGAATCGGGTATGCACCACTTGGCTCACGCAATGTGTTGTCTTATGTTCTTATATGAACATGATGTGAAATATTCAACACAAGAAGATGTGAAATCTATTTGTAGAGAAGGCATCAAATATGTGGGTGAAGTGCTTGACAAACATCGTTGATTGTGTTAAACTGTTATTTCAATTTTATGATGAGGAAAAATAATGAAACTGTCTAACGACACTTTGACAATTCTGAAGAACTTCGCTGCAATCAATAGCGGTCTTGAGTTCAAGGCGGGAAATCAACTTACGACAATCTCTCCTGGCAAGACTGTTCTTGCTAAGGTAACTCTGAAGGATTCTTTTCCTGAAGACTTTTGTGTGTATGATCTTCCTCAGTTCCTATCTGTTCATTCTCTGAACAAGGATCCAGAAATCGATTTTGATGAATACAATATCATCTTTAAAAGCGGCAAGTCCAAGATCAAGTATCGCAAGACTGCTCGCGAAATGATTATTACTCCACCAGACAAGGTATTGGCCCTTCCCACTGTTGATGTTGCTTTCAAGTTGACAGATGAAGTCTTCTCTTCTATTATGAAGAGTGCTAGTGTATTGCAGTCTCCACATATCGCTGTTGAGTCTAATGGTGGAACGATTCATCTGACTTGCTTTGATGCAAAGGATGATTCTGCACACACCAATTCTATTGATGTTGGTGATGTTGCAGAAGGAGATTTCAGACTGGTGTTCCTGACTGAAAATTTGAAGATGATTCCAGGATCTTATGATGTGGAAATCTCTTCTAAGGGTCTTGCTTCGTTTAAAAACACGATTCAAGAAGTTGATTATTGGATTGCTATTGAAGCAAAAGAATCTAATTTTGAGGGTTAAAAAATGAGTTTACATTGGTTTACAGACGCAACTTCAGGTGGTAAGGTTGCTGTCAATTCTGAATTTGTTGTGGCTGTCTTTACTGCTAAAGAAGGTGAAGTTTCTGGTAAGACTATTATTGGTCTAGTTAACGGAAACGTTGTTGTTGACGAAGATGAAATTGATGTTGTGTCTCGGATTAACGGATAATAAATTATGAGTATTACTGTTCAAACTCTCTATGGTACCTTTGATGAAAAGCAATTGCGGGAACTAAAGAGTGCGATTAATGAAATTGATACTGAATTGACCAAGATTGAGGGTCTTAATGAGTATATTTCAGATATTTGTGATGTTACACACCAGAGTCTTGGACTGCCAAAGAAGGTTATCAAGAAACTGGCAGTGACTAAACACAAGCAGAATCTTGCACAAGTTGTTGCTGAACACAATGAACTAGAATCGTTAGCAGACGCAATCGGTAAAGTTTAAATTGTTTCGTGCCCCTTCGGGGGCACATTTCATTATGGAGTTATATTATGAATCATATGTTGTGGGTAGAAAAGTATCGCCCATCTAAAGTCTCAGATTGTGTTCTTCCTGAGAATATCAAAAATACATTTCAAGAATATGTAAATCGCAAGGAGATTCCAAACCTCCTTCTTTCTGGTACTGCCGGTGTCGGCAAGACCACGATTGCAAAGGCATTGTGTAATGAAGTTGGATGTGATTATATCGTCATCAATGGATCTGAAGAGGGTCGTGAAATTGCCACAGTAAGAACGACGATTAAAAATTATGCCTCTTCTATGAGTCTGGCTGGCGGAAAGAAAGTCATCATTATTGATGAAGCTGATTATATGAATAGGGAATCTGTTCAACCAGCTCTTCGTTCATTTATTGAAGAATTCTCTTCAAATTGTACCTTCATCTTTACTTGCAACTTCAAGAATCGTATCATGGAAGCGATTCATTCTCGTTGTACTGTAATCGACTTTAAACTTAATGGCAGTAAGGCCAAGATGGCGGCTCAGTTCTTTAAGAGAGTTGAGTGGATTCTAGATCAGGAAAATATTCCTTATGATAAGGAAGTTGTTGCTGCGGTAATCACAAAACATTTTCCTGACAATCGTAGAATTCTAAATGAACTACAGAGATATTCGGTTTCTGGCCAAATTGACAAAGGTATTCTTTCTTCCGTTTCTGAATTGCAGATTCAAGACTTGATCAAATTCATGAAGGAGAAAGACCTGAGTGGCGCCAGGAAGTGGGTCACAAATAATAGCGACCGTGATATTTCAGAAATCTTCCGGCAGTTGTATGATGTCCTCTGGGAAAAGTTCAACCCGAGTTCGGTTCCTATTCTTATTACGACTATTGGCACATGGCAATATCGTTCTTCTTTTTGTCCGGATCAAGAAATCACTCTGATGGCTTGTCTGACTGAAATCATGATGGAATGTTCTTTTAAGTGAGTAATATATTATGGCATACATTGATAAGACTAATGAACTGGGACTGATGGGTGAAAAAATTATTCAGATTTTTCTGAGTAAAAATGGTTCTGTTGTGGAACCCTCTATCAATAAGTTTGATAATAAGAGAGATATGTTGTGTGACGGAAAGAGTGTTGAGGTGAAAACACAAATTCCTTTCATTTTTAAAAATTCACTAACGATTGATGTTAGTCAGGTTTTCAAATGTAGAAATGTTGATGAATTGTACTTTGTAACCGTACCTTCGGCTGGTAAAGATTATAAATGGTCGGGCTGGATTTTTAAGGTTGATCCTAAAACTTTTGTGACAATGGATTATACTACCAAGAAAGGAACACTAATGAAGTTGATTCCTATCGACCAGCCTTCCGTCATTCCGGTTGAAAAAATTAAAGATGAACATATTGTGGAATTGATGAAGTATACTTCATCAGGATATTTCAATGCCTGATTTATTTAAAGAGATTATTCCTTCGATCTTACAAACAAAGAAGAATCCTTTTCAAGAAGATCATGAATATAAGGATTATGTTCCGTTCATCGTGAATCGGGCACTATCATATCACACTGATTGCCTATTGTACGCAGCTGAAATGAATAGTCTACATTCTTTGCCTCCTTATATGCAATATCGTTATCTTCTAAATAGTATAAGGTCTATGAAACGGCCATTTCAAAAATGGCAAAAATTAGAGACTGACAAGAACTTGGAATGCGTTAAAACTTATTTTGGTTACTCCAACCAGAAAGCAAAGGAAGCGTTGCGTATTCTTACCGATGAACAGATTGATG